AAACCACATAAGGATAATTATTACCTCAACGGTAACACTGAGGTAACGAATTATGCAGTGGAAAATCATCAACGGTTGGTACTGCGTTACGGCGTGCGGGCTGGTGAGTACCAAGTGCCGCACTCTGCATGAGGCCATCAACTGGGCATTTGTCACCAAGATGGCAGTAAAAACTGAAATGAATATGGGGGTGAGTAAGTGAACATCCAGCAGATTAATAACCTGAAAAAAATCATGACCAGCATCGACAGCGACTACCAGCTGAGCCAGTTGCACTACGAGCGCCAGGTAGAGCTGATCGACGCTATCAAGTACCACCAGCTGCAGAAACCATTCTACGAGCTGGAGCGAAAAGGCGTTCGCACGGAGATTCTGGAAGAGCTGATGATGAGCCCGGAATTCGAAGAGGCACTCGCAGCGTACCAGGCCGCACTGACCAGCATCATCGCGAAGTGGGATCTGGCTGACCAGCTGGACACGGCGAGGAATGCGGCATGAACCCTGGGATTTACTTCGACATCAGCAACGAGGACTACCACGCCGGTGACGGCGTGAGTAAGTCGCAGCTGGATATGGTTGCGCTTAGCCCGGCCCTGTTGCAGTGGCAGAAATCCGCGCCGGTCGACACCGAAAAGTTGAAGGCGTTGGACATGGGTACCGCCCTGCACTGCCTGCTGCTGGAGCCGGAGGAATTCGATAAGCGTTTCATCGTGGCGCCACAATTCAACCGTCGCACTACCGCCGGCAAAGAGGATGAGGCTGCGTTCCTGAATGATGTTGCGGGAATGGGCATGACGGTAATGGACGCTGAGCAGGGCCGTAAGCTGCAACTGATGCGCGACAGCGCGATGGCACACCCGGCGGCGCGGTGGCTTCTGGAAGCTGAAGGTCATAACGAGGCATCGATTTACTGGAATGACAAAGAAACAAGCGAGCTTTGCAGGATCCGCCCGGACCGGTTTCTAAAAAAACATTCAGTGATTGTTGACGTGAAAAAGACAGCAGATATATCGCGGTTCGGAACTCACGTCGAAGAATTTCGGTACCACGTGCAAGACGTGATGTACAGCGATGGCTTCCATCAACAGTTTGGTGAACGTCCTCTGTTTGTGTTCATCGTTGTCAGCGAAACGATCGACTGCGGTCGTTACCCGGTAAGAGTTTTTGAGCTCGAAGACGCCGACAAAGACGATGGATTCAAACTTTATCGCAGAGATTTGGTTGCGTACCACGAAGCGCGCATTAGCGGTGACTGGGGCGGAATCGAAAAAATAACACGCCCTGCATGGGCAAAACGAAAGGATATGTACGTATGAGCAACGACATCGCAAACATCAACGCGCCAGTAGACACAGCAATCGCTGGCACTGCTGCAACAATTTTCAGTCCAGAGGGATTGAACCAACTGATGAAATTCGCCGAAGTAATGGCGCAAAGCCGCGTAACGGTACCGGCTCACCTAGCCGGTAAGCCAGCTGATTGCATGGCTGTGGCAATGCAGGCTGCGCAATGGGGAATGAACCCGTTCGCCGTCGCGCAGAAAACCCATGTTGTGAGCGGCACGCTCGGCTATGAAGCCCAGTTAGTAAACGCAGTTATCTCAACCATGTCTCCAACCAAAGATCGCATCAACTATGAGTGGTTCGGGCCGTGGGAACGCGTGATCGGAAAGTTTGTTGAGAAAACATCCAAAAACGGCAACCCGTATATCGCACCAGGCTGGACTCTCAAAGACGAAGAAGGCTGCGGTGTTCGCGTATGGGCAACTATGAAGGGTGAAGATCAGCCTCGAGTGCTCGAGTTAATGCTGTCTCAGGCGCAGGTAAGAAACTCCACGCTTTGGGCCAGCGATCCGAAACAGCAGCTCGCATACCTGGCAACAAAACGTTGGTCACGCCTGCATTGCCCAGACGTCATCATGGGTGTGTATACCCCTGACGAATTGCAGGAGACCGCACCGCGCGTTGAGCGCGATATCACGCCTGCACCGGCCACCGCATCAGGCATGAACAAGCTGATCAACTCTAAACCTGAGCAGCACCAGGAAGAGAAGCCAAAGAGCAGCGATGACCGCGATCCAGAAGAAATTCTGTGCGCTTTCACTGACGCAGCGATGAACTACAACACGCTGAAGGATCTGGATAAGGCATACAAATACGTTGCCAGCAAGCTCGCCAACGATGATGAGCGCCTGGCTAAAGCCACAGATGTTTACACCATCCGTCGTGATGAGCTGAACGAAGTCCCTATGTAATCACCACCGTGGCGCCACGGCGCCACACCTGCAACCAAGAGAGGTATTTATGAAGGGTGCATTGGGTAAGAAAAAACTCCTTGAGGTGGTGCCACTGTCATGGAGCACGATCGAACGCCTGGAAGCTGCTGGCGAGTTTCCAAAGCGCTGGTACATCACTGACCGCCGCTGCGCATGGACACAGGAAGAAGTCGAGCAGTGGCTTGAAGAGCGCAAAAAAAATAGCCCGGATGTATTCCAGGGAAAAAAGCCACCGGTTGAACTGCGGAAGTACCGCCCTATGAAGGGTGAAGCAGTGAGCGCGGCAGCATGACGGCGCTGAAGAAGCATATCGGCAGATGGTCAGATGTGTACCTGTGCCTGGCCGTGGTCGCCTACCTGATGTGGCTGGCGGCGGTAATCAGTTGAGAGGTCTGGATCAGATGAAAAAGACGAAACTTGAGCGCTATCACGAAGACTACGTCTCGCAGCGCCGTGTTGAAAGAGTGGTGGCAGTAACGCCTGAAGCGATGGAGATCGAAAGCCGGGCCATCGAGCGCGAGCGACGCGGGCATTACCGCATCGCGGCCCGCCTATGGCTCCAGTGCCTGGACGCCGCTGTTGGTGAAGTTGAGCGCGCCCGCATCGCGGTGCGCCGCCAGCAGTGCATCACAAAAGGTAACCGCAAGCTGCACCTGGACTACAGCGGGATCGGATGTCGCGGGGTGGTGTATGACTAACCCCCACGACAATATCCGCGTCGGCAGCATCACGCTGATTTATTCGACTCTGCGCCGCGGGTGGCTGGCGCCCGGCGGCCAGGTTATCAGAAACCCATTAAAGGCTCAGCGCCTGGCTGAGCTGATGAACAGTAAGAAGGTGGCAGCATGACAACTGAATTTAATCCATTACCTGTCGAACGCAACCAGTACGGCTACTGGACTCACCCGCTTTACGATGAATTTTGCGATGGCCGCGAATCCATTTCACCCATTGAATTTAACGCATGGCTTAAGAAGCATGGTCTGGAATGGAAAGTTGTTTATCGCGATGAGGATGACGTTGATCCCGATGTTGACGGTTATGACATTTCAGCGTGGCAGCCAGAATCTCCCGCCGGTGATGGTTGGTTTGTCGGTTCAATTCACGATACGGAAGATGGCGCGGTCTGCATCTGGCTGCGCAACGTTGGCGGTGCGTCATGAACAGAGCATCACCAGTTGATTTGAGGAAAAGCCTCGAAATTGCTAATAACCTTGCTCACATCGGGATTAGCTTCGTGCCGATCCCAGTGGAGACAGAGGAAGAATTCCAGACGCTTGCCGCCGAATTATCGAGAAGGCTTGAGCAGATGGCAGTCGAAGCAGAGAAGCATGAAGGAGGTGCAGAATGACTGGAAAATACACTCTTATCTACGCTGACCCTCCATGGGTATACCGAGACAAAGCTGCAGACGGCAAACGCGGCGCCGGGTTCAAATACCCTGTCATGAACGTGCTTGATATCTGCCGCCTGCCGGTGTGGGACCTGGCTGCCGAAGATTGCCTGCTGGCTATGTTGTGGGTTCCTACTCAGCCGGTTGAAGCGCTGAAGGTTGTCGAAGCGTGGGGCTTCAAACTGATGACCATGAAAGGGTTCACCTGGCACAAGACGAACAAGCACAAAGGCAACAGCGCGATCGGCATGGGCCACATGACCCGGGCTAACAGCGAAGACTGTCTGTTTGCGGTACGCGGAAAACTCCCGTCGCGAATGGATGCCTCTATCTGCCAGCACGTCACGGCGCCACGCCTGGAGAACTCGCGCAAGCCTGACGTGATCAGGGAGAAATTGGTGCAGTTGCTGGGCGATGTGCCGCGCATTGAGCTTTTCGCCCGCCAGTCATCGCATGGTTTCGACGTATGGGGAAACCAGTGCGAAGGCCCAGCGGTGCAATTATTGCCTGGCTACGCGGTCAACGTGGAGGCTGCTTAATCCTTTCCTTCCATCCACCTCTCAAACTTCGACGGGGAGAACGGCACCAGATCTGTGTGCTCCCCGTTAATCCAGGCATCAACCATATCCGCCCACTGCTGCAACATATAGGCGCGCTGCCGGGCATACTCCGCCTTGTTGTACACCGCGCGCACGCCCTTCTGCTCATGCGCCTGCGCCTTCTCTATCCAATCAGACGGATAATCAGCTTCGTGCAGCAGCGTGCTGGCCGTCCGGCGCAGGTCATGCACGGTGAAGTCCTGAATTTTCTCGCCGTCTTTGTTTATGGCATCCACGGTCCGGTCTATCAGCGAGTTCAGCGCGGCGTTCGATAATGGCTTGCGGAAGTTGTAGCGCCCTGGCACCAGGTATTCACTGCCACCAGCGCACATCTGCAGGCCGACCAGCAGATCCTGCGCCTGCTTCGGAAGGTAAATCACATGCGCGCGCCTGGCCTTCATTCGGTCGGCGGGGATCGTCCATGTCCAGTTCCTGAAATCGATCTCCTGCCACGTCGCGTAAGTGAATTCGCTTTTGCGAACCAGCGTCAGCAGCACCAGCTTCAGCGCCATCTTCATGGTGCCCATCGCGCCGACGTCATCCAGCGCTCGGAAGAAAATGCCGATCTCCTCAGGTGAAAGCGTGCGCTCGCGCGGCTTAAACATGGCGATCGAAGATGGCTTGATGTCTGCAGCCGGATTGAAAAGGCCGTGCCCGCGGTCATTGGCGTACCGGTATACGCTGCTGATTATCTCCCTGACCTGAATCGCAGTCGCCCGGCCGCCACGTTCTACGATGCGATCGCACAGGTCGCGCACCACTCTGGTGGTTATCTCAGTCATCATCTTGTTGCCAAGCGCCGGGAGGATATCCCTGTCGATCACTGCCTGCTTCATGGCTCGGGTGCTATCGGCCAGGGTGACGTATTTCATGTAGGCGTCGGTATATACCGCGAATGTTTCTGCGCCGGAAATCTGCCTGATACCGTCACGTTTCACCGCAGCTGGCGACTGGCCTGCCTTCAGCAGCTTTTTGGCGGCAATAAGTTCCTCGCGCGCTTCCGCAAGGCTGATACCGTCACGACCGTACTGGCCGATCACCAGTGTTTCCCGGCGGCCGTTGATGCGGTAGTCGTAGCGGAACGAGACAGAGCCTGACGTGAGCACGGCGACATACAGCCCGTCACGGTCGGTAACCTTGTACAGTTTCTCCTGCGGCTTCAGGTTTTTCAGTTTGGTATCGGTAAGCACAATTCACCCGTAATGCATCCATGTTTTTGTCGGTATGAGAGTATACCTTTCAGGTAATACCGTCACCTGTACCGTCGAAAAATGTGGTGTAGAGTGAATAGATATGAGTAGATATAAACAAAAAACCCTCTGCAATTACAGAGGGTTAGAGATGAAACTGAATAGATATGATGTGCTATGAACTAGCTATACATCATTCCCACTCAATCGTAGCCGGTGGCTTACCGCTGATGTCATACACCACGCGGGAAATACCGTTCACTTCGTTGATGATGCGGTTGGACACGCGCCCTAAGAAGTCATACGGCAGGTGCGCCCAGTGCGCGGTCATGAAGTCGATGGTTTCCACCGCACGCAGGGAGACAACCCAGTCGTACTTACGGCCATCGCCCATCACGCCGACGGAGCGAACCGGCAGGAACACGGTGAACGCCTGGCTCACTTTGTTATACAGGTCGGCTTTATGCAGCTCTTCAATGAAAATTGCATCCGCACGACGCAGCAGGTCGCAGTACTCTTTCTTCACTTCGCCCAGCACGCGCACGCCCAGACCTGGGCCCGGGAACGGGTGACGGTAAAGCATGTCATACGGCAGGCCCAGCTCCCG